CGGAGATGTACAGCAAGATCCAAGATCCCATCACCGCCATCGAGAAGATGGGCGAGTGGATCGCTTCCAGCGGCATGCTGGGATGCACCAAGGTCGAACAAGGAAAACTCATCGCTTGGCAGTGCGCCGCCGAGAAGAAGACCCCGTTCGACTTCAAGCGCGAGTACCACATCATCGGTGGTTCTCTCTCTATGCGCTCCGATGCCATGCTCGCCGGATACCGCGCCCGTGGTGGCAAGGTTCTCTGGAAGCAGTTCGATTCCAGAGCCGCCATCGCCCTCTGGACTTATGACGGCAACTCCTGCGAGATCAGCTTCACGACCGAGGACGCCAAGCTCGCTGGCCTGCTTCCCGCAAAGCCGGGTTCCGGGTGGGCCAAGGATCCTTCGGCCATGCTCCGCGCTCGGTGCATCAGCAAAGCGGTTCGCATGCTCGCTCCTGAAGTGGTCGCCGGGATCTACACCCCGGAGGAGACCGAGGACTTCCAGCCCGCTATCACCGAGGTTGCTACCACTCCCACCAAGAGCTTCGACATCACCGCCAAACTCGAAGCCCTGTTCGAGGATCGTGAGGAAGAGGTCAACGCCCTGCTTATCAAGGCCGGTCGAATTCAAGAAGGCCAGACCTTCCGAGATCTCACCGATGCTCATGCCTCCAAGTACATCGCCAAGCCCGACCTGATCCTAGGTAAGCTGCCGGTCATCGTCACTCCTGAGATCGCCACCACGGAGGTGTCCAATGGTTGATATCATGTACGACATGCCCGCCGCGGATTACCACGAGGCGAAGGCTCTCTCCAAGTCCGGCCTCGACCAGTTCCGCAAGTCCCCCGCCCACTTCCGCGCTTGGCAGGATGGCAAGACTAAGAACGAAACCAGTCCCGCGCTGGAGTTCGGTTCCGCCGCGCACTGCGCTGTCTTGGAGCCAGAGCGGTTCATCCTGACCTACAAGCTCTTCACCGGAGACCGCCGCTCCAAGCAGGGTAAGGAGGACTACCAACTGATGATTGCCAACGGGTTCACCCCGCTCATGCCAGACCAGTGGGAGAGCATCAACGGAGTCGCCGCGGCGGTTCACGCCCATCCTGCTGCCGCTGGCCTACTTGATGGAATCAAGACTGAGGTCTCGTACTTCACCGATTGGTCCGGCATCGAGGTCAAAGCCCGCATCGATGGTATCGGCAAGGACTACATCATCGACCTCAAGACCACGCAGGATGCGTCCCCAAGCGCGTTTGCCAAGTCCTGCGCTCAGTTCCGCTACCATGTCCAAGCCGCTTGGTACCAGCGCATCACCGGCATCAACCGGTTCATCTTCATCGCCGTCGAGAAGGAGTCTCCGTTCGGTGTCGCCTGCTACGAGCTTGATCAGCAGGCCATCGATCTTGGAAACTCCATCATCGATGAACAACTCAAGACCTTCATCGAATGCCAGGAACTCAACTCTTGGCCTTGTTACTCCTCAACCACTCAAACACTCTCGCTGCCCGCGTGGGCGGCTCGTCAGTCCGAATAACAAACAACACACAACACCATGAAATTCACAGTCGATCGTTCACAAGCCGAAGTTAAGCCGTTCGCCAGCCCCGGCGAATACATCGTCACCGTCAACTCCTGCAAGGATGACGGCCTCGACAAGAACGGGAACCCCGTCTGCACCCTGCGCTACAAGGGCGGCAACGGAGAGGTCATCAGCGACCGCTTCGTTCTCAAGGAGACCATGATGTGGCGGCTTCAGGCCCTGATCGCTGCCACCGAGGCCAGCATCAATGACGGTGACCAGTACGACTTCTCCATCGGTGGCGCGTTCCTGCGATTCCTTCAGGGGTTCGTTGGACTCCAGTTGGTGGCCGTCATCGAAGAGGAGAAGTACACTGACAAGAACGGAGCCGAACAGGTTACACTCCGCGTGAAACGAATGAAGAAGGTTCCGGTGGATGTCGATGACATCTAAACCCTGAAACGAAAGCCCCCCGGAGAGTGCAAGCTCCGGGGGGTGACAACGAGTCCGTAACAAACAATACAGAGCGCAACGACACGCTATGCAGACCAAGAATCATCCCGAAATCGTTCCGACGCAAGCGTTTCTGCTTCGTCCCTATCAACAACGAGCAGTCGAGTGGGCCAAGAGTAGCGATGGACTCATCATCGCCCCTGCTGGATGCGGCAAGACAGTCATCGCCTCATCCATCATCAAGCACTTTGCTCAAGTACCAGAGTGGACTTTCGGATGGCTCGCTCCGACCCGCGAGACCTGTCAGCAAGCGATCGATTCTCTTAAGGCAGTTGGTGCCGATTACTCCAGAGTCGATGTGAGATGCCCACACGAGTCAGTGGATTTTAGCGGAAAGCATTTGGTCATCATTGATGAAGCCAAACACGCCCCTGCGACCACATGGAAGCGCATCATCGAATCTACACGTGGACTGCGATATGGATTCGACGCAACCCCTTGGTCCGATGACAGCGAGCGAAACGAAGAACTCCGAAAGCTGTTCCGAGACACCCAGTTCGAGATCAGGCGCGAGGAACTCCAAGGAGTTCTGGCCCACGCGACCGTTCATCTGTCCAGTGCCTCTGACCGATTCTTGGAGGATCGGATCAATGATCGCATCGAGAAGCTGTTCAACGAGCGCAAGCGGTACATGCGGATCCGCCACGAGGAACTCCGTGCGATGTGCGCTTGGGAAGCTATCACCGAGATCGGCATCTGCGAGAACATGGCTCGGAACGCTTCGGCGATCATGTTCGCCAACTGCTCACACGGTCCTACGCTGGTGCTCGTTCCCAGAGTGACGCTCGGCGAGGAGTACGCCCGCATGATAGAGGGGTCCGTGCTCGTCCATTCCAAGATGAAGAAGTCGCTTCGTAAGCAGGCCATGGATGACTTTCGGGCTGGAAGAATCACGAAGATGATCGCCACCTCTCTGGCCGACGAGGGGCTGGATCTGCCGAACGTCGAGAACCTGATCATGGTGTCAGGAGGTCGGAGCGCCCAGAAGACCATCCAGCGGGCCAGCCGTGCGCTGCGTATCGCTCCGGGAAAGTATCACGCCATGATCTACGACTTCATGGACAACTTCCATCCCATGGCGATCGCGCACTCGAAGAAGCGTATCAAGTGCTACAAGGAACTCGGGTGCCACATCTTATGAGCACCGCTCTTACAATCATTTCCATGGCCATCCTCCTGCCCCTCTGCGTGATCGCCGGGATCTATGTAGGCCACTCTCTCACCATCAAATCACAACAAACCAATGACAAACAAAACGATCGTAGCCTGTGACCCAGGCGTGAACGGCGGGTTCGCAATCAAAACTCCAGATGGAATCCTCCTGTTTCCAATGCCGGAGTCGTTACCCGACATGCACTATCTCCTCTCCGGGTTTAAGGTAGCAAACTCCCACCTCTGGATCGAGAAGGTTCCCAAGTTCGTGAGCAAGCTGACCCCATCATCCAGTGTCGCCACCCTGCATGAGAACTACGGCATCATCCAAGGACTGGCCTACTCTCTTGGCTACGCTCTCCACCGCGTGGAACCCAAAATCTGGCAGGATCCGCTTGGACTCGGTGGCAAACGCTCCTGCGCCACCGGACCCGAATGGAAGCGCAAGTTGAAGGCCAAAGCCCAGGAACTGTACCCGCACCTCGATGTGACGTTGAAGAACTGCGATGCCTTATTGATTCTCCACTACGCAACCGGAGGCGGTCGATGAGCCAGCAGGCCAAACGAATGATCAACGATGGTACCGGGGTGTACCAGATGAGCAGAAGCCAAGCCGGGGAAATATATCGTGCAGCGAAGAAATTGAAGAAATATGAAATCAGCTATTGGAATAGGAATAAAAGGAACAAGCAAAACCAAGCGACCAACAGCTAAGGTGATTGTTGTATCAGATGAGACTCACAAACGATTGAAAGATTATGCCATGAAGATGGGATATAAAACTCAGCACATAGCCGACGAAGCGGTGGCGGAATATTTAAAGAGAAGGGAATCGAAATGAACATCCAGAATGACGGAGGACCGGCGTTTCCGACACCGGCAGGAATACAACACAACGACGGCATGACCCTCCGCGACTACTTCGCAGCGGCGGCGTTGCAGGGGTTGATGGCTAATCCAAATCAAATTAAAAGTTGGCGTGAATATGTTGAATGTGCATATCAAACAGCCGACGTAATGCTCAAAGCGAGGGAGGCCAAGCCGTGAGTCACATAGTCGATGCACACGTTGCATACATCAAAGCAATCGCCGATCTAAGTCGGGACAAAGTAGAGCTTCTTGAGCGCATCAAGCGGCTGGAGGAGGCGGGGGATGCTCTGCACGAAGGATGGCTAGGATATGGTTTCACCAAGGACAGGCACCTTGCAGCATGGCGCAAAGCCAAGGAGGCCAAGCCGTGACACTCGAAGACCAAATCTTAAATATCGCTGAAGCACCGAACTGGTACGACTCCCGCGAACTCCGCGCAATCGCTCTCGAAGTTAGGAAGCGGGAAGATCGGATCAAACAACTGGAGGACCGCATCAACCGAGCCGCTATTGCATTCTTTAGGGACGGCTCAGACGGTCATGTTGCGAGTCAAATGCTTCAGATTCTGGAGGAGGAGAGGCGACAGAAATGAACATCCCACCAGACCTGTCAGTCGCGTTCGTTTACAAGCACAAGATGACCAGCGAGGTGCTTGTGGTGGACATCGACCGCGCACGGGAACTCGACGCAGCCAGACCATACTGGCAGCACGTTTCAACGGTAAACCCAATCGTCATCCTGCAACTCATCGTGAATGCGAAGGGTCGAGCTAGGACCAAGATCATCAAAGAACTAAGCGAGAAACCATGACCATCGAAGAAATGCGAACCATCGACGCCGTCAAGACTTGGAAGGA